GTCGTTGCTCAACGCATTAGTCGACAAAATTAATAAATTAAATTTTTACTTACGGCGTTAAATGGAGAAACCTGAAAAACTCCTATAAAATTTAACTCACAGTCAGGTGCAAAGTGAGTGTGATTTAATGCATCACATACAACAATTTTTAAGATAAAATTGTAAACTATTTACGGCGTCTGACAGACACACTACGTTTTCTAGATTTTGACCTGTTTGAACTTCTTCGTCGAGATGGAGTACGTGTTCTTGAAAATGAGCGTCTTCTATTTCTATTTTTACCAGATGCTTTAATTGTAACTTTTTTGCCAGGACCGTTTCTTAAAATTGTTAATTTTTTTGGGTTTTTCTTTTTCTACAATTTCCTCTACAATTTCTGCCTCTTCTTCTGCTTCCACCACTTTCTTTATAGCTTTTACAGAAGGTTTCGATGGTCTTTGTGGTTTTGCCAGCTCAGTCACCACATGTGATAATACACTTTTGCCAACAATACCTGCAGTTTCAATAGCTGCTTTACCCAAAACACCTAAAAAATTATATTTTGCTGGTAGTACATCTTTTAAATCATAATTCAGATCCATCAATTTTTGCATTGAACCCAAACTAGGGGCAGGTCCTAATTTCATCATACCAGTCCATGCTGATCTTGGTGCTGGTTGAATTTCCATACCTACATACGTCTTACGTATTAACAATTGTGTATTGACATTTGCATCTGCAGTCAATTGATATGTTAAACCTTCAAATTTAACCATTGCCCACGTCATATCCTGACTCCATTGTGTATCCTTCATTATACCATTAAATGATTCTTTAAATGGTTGAATCAGATAGATTGACGAATCCAATGCTGCAGTAGCAATGTAACATTCATACAATCCTGGTAAGGGGTTCGTTGGTGGTTGTCCCCTTGTATTATTTGCCTGCCATCTCGGTGATATTGTGTTTAATCTCTGCACAACAAATGCGCCTTCCTTTGCCATTGTAGATGTTGAACGCATAGATGATTGTAAAATTTGTTGCGTTGGAAATTGATTTCTTGATCCAACTAATGCGTTAACATTAAATCTATAATCCGCGCCTGAAAAATTAACAATTTGTGCTGATGTATTTGGATCAAGATCTAATACAACTTCTTCATTGAACATATCATTAATATCCTCTCTAACGTGTCTGGGTAATAGGCTATATGCGCCTTCATACAATAATCTATCTTTATGTTTTAATGGATATACATTATATCGTTGTTGTTTAACCATACATTGTATAAAATTTCTAAATAATCCGAAGTTGTCCGTTGCCATTGTTAATAAGGTACCATAAAATAAAATTGGGGGGTTAAATTGTGAACTCGTCACTATGCCTGTATCATTAAATGCTGTTGCATTCAAAGAGATGGTTGTAGATTTATATGCAAGTCTATGCAAATTAGCATCATTCCACCAATTACTAAAATCATATGCTTCATTAAGATCAACACCATCAAAATTTTGATACCATTCATTAGGTGCACTCTGATTACTAGAATAAAACTCAACACTATTTATACGTGCACCAGTTGGAAAAATATATACTCTTGCTGGTGGTCTAAGTTCTGTAATTGAAACTGCAGCGCCCACTTGTGTAAAACATCCATTTGACAACATTACATTGCGCCATTCTACACAAACTTGTGATCTTGCATCATTAGTTGGTAAACCACAATATTTTGGGATGGCAGATGGTGGATGTATGCATTTCTCGATAAATGCTTCTTTCTCTGACATTTTTGTGGATGCATGTGTCATATATTCTGAATCATTTTTGACACTCAATTTACTAAACATATCCAAATTCATATCATTTTCTACTTGCTCTGTCATTTTTCCTTTTATTTTTCAAAACAAACTATAAATATATAAAAATTTTTAAAAACTCGTTGATAATACTTAAAAACACCTTTACTTATTACCGTTGTCAACGAGATAAATAAACAATATATAATTGCCGTAATAATATATAAAATAAATGTATATAACATATTATAAATTCAAAACTCTATTTTTCTCTACATTAATTTTTGATGCAATTGTTACTATGTTCTTATTTTCCACAATTGCCATCGTTGGATCTATTTTATTAAAAACATATTTTGCATTACATGTTGGTTTTAATGAATCATCATACACTATATTTTGTAAATATGACAATAAATATCTAATTTCTGATTCTGTTACATCTAAACCTAATTGATTATAAAATTTTTCTAAATAATGACAACCCATATTCAAATGTGATTCGTCTCTAATAACTTGTAATGCATCTGCCGTACTCATTTTAATTTCATCCCATTTATCCGGATGTGTATATATTTTAGATATAATTCTGGATGATCTTCTAATTACATCAGGAAAAAATCCGTTTGGAGTCATCACATTTGCTATATATTCCATTATATTATAATTATGAATTTTTAAATTATAACCACATATTTCTTTATGTGTTTTCCCCCCTTCAAAATTATCTTTAATACTGTGTGCTTGCATTACTGAATCATCACCTTTAAAACTTGCAAAAATCATATCTTTAATATCAAAACACATACCAATTGCACTAATATTGAAAACTGTATTACCATGTAATGTATCTGGGCAACCTGATGACATAACCCATTCTGCCTCCAGTATGAGCATTAAAGTTTCATATGCTATTTTATCTTGCCCTTGAAATGCAAGCATCCAATTCGACGTTGTGCAATATAACCATAACATAATTTTTCTGGAAAACCAAACAATAAAAATATTATCATACGACTTAATACACCTATTTTTTCCTGTGAGCTATCAAATTGTCCAAAGTCACACATAAAATTAATAATACCTCTACAATCCTCTATAGTTTTTGAAAATTTTATAAATTTATCCGATATATCTTTATCCGACTTTGCATATGCCAGAATCACATTATCTTTAATTAGAGCATCCAATCTATTTGCAAATGATCTAGTTAATGCGGAAAAAATTACATTTAACATTTTGGTCCATGCGGACACGCCCTGACCATCTTTATCCACTGTATCATAATATAAATCTCTAACCTCTTTTGGTTGAGATTTCATATGAAAATCAACCAATTTTTGTGATCTTTCGGTCCATTCTGTTTGTAATGATGTATATTTTTTAGCGTCAAACAAATCACCTTCCAACATTGCATTTAATATTTTCTTTGTGGATTTAAATAATTGATCTGATAAATTTTTATTCTTTAATTGTTCCAATGATGTTTCCTGAATTTTAGCAATCCCTTGATCAATATAATACAATTGCATATCCGATTGAATAATTTTGTCAGCGATATTAAATGCAGCAGATTGTTCTTTACCTAATTTCTTTTGTAATGCTACTAAATAATCTTGAACTGATTTCCACATCTCATCTGTTGTTACTGGGGGTAATAAACTGCGCCAATCTTTCTTTAAAAATTTTTCAAATCCCTTTACATATTTATGCAGAAATCTTTTTGGTACTTTATGATGTTTACTATAACGAGAAACAGCAGTTGTTAACATTTTAAAATTGTCTTTACCACTATATGGTATATTCATCATTTTCTCGCCAATTCTTGCACCAATTACATTATAATCTTCTGCTGTCATTAGTGCATCTGATGCCTTCATTTTTGAACCTTTATTTTCTTTCACAATTCTTAGTTGATAACTCACATTTTGTGTCGTAACATCATTTTTTGGTACAAATACTCTTGACAATATTTCTTCTACATCTGCTGTTTTTGTTATTTGATTTAAACTATATATTTTATCATTCAAGGTGGTCTCTTCAATTGGTTCTGTAACTACATAATGTTCATCTGTAGGAATTATCTCATGTGCATCTATTGCATTCTCAATTGGTGTATTCAAAATTGTAAAATAATGCTCAATTTCTTCCGCATCACCATAAACCACCAATTGGGAAGCAGTCCTACCCAATGCTGTATAAACATATCTATCTCTATCACTATACAATTTATTAATATCTGGTGTATATATATGTATGGAATCAAATGTGCAACCCATTACTTCTGTTACTGTATGTACTTGAAATTGTTTATATTGTGATGCTAATTTCTCTTTCATATCTTGCGTGTGTGTTAAAATTACACGCCTTTTAAAATTTGCGACTAATTTCTCATCTATATTAAATATATCTATTGTATTTTTCCTAATTATTTTACCGACATTTTTATTCATTGTTTTTATTCCTACTATATAATTCTTACATAAATCTACAATCACTTGTGGAGAACGATATGTTGTTATCTCATATGGTTTATCATATTTTATTTCATATTTTGGTGCATT